GACAAGCATTTAGTTTCTCTGAAACATCAATTACTGCAGATACTGATGTTACCAGTCAGTCGGCAGCTGCTGGAACAATTGCTTCTCCCAACCTTTATAGCAACTCTACTACTCAGTTAGGTGGAGATAAAGGTTCCCTTGCGGGTACTCTGAGTGGAACTGGTGTTCCTACGGTCACTGCTGGTGGTCCTGGAAGCAGCGCAACGGCACAAAGAACCATCGAATTGAGCGTATTCAAGTGAGACACATAACTCCCGTTCTGCTAGCAGCAGCGGGACTTATATCTCCCTGCTTTGCTGCGCCCCTCACTCCCAACTTTACGAGTGGCACAATTACTTCTGAGACTAAAACTCGCACTGAAGTGATTGAAGTTATCAAACAAATAGAATATACAACTGGGACATCTTATACAGTCACTGGTACTAATATTAACATCCCTGCTCGCCCAGAGCCAGGAGCGAACTACACCATCATCAATCAAGGTGCTCCGTTCCAGTTTAGTGAGACTCATCTGACTCCTGGAATTGCGAAAGAAACATGGATAGATCGCAAAACGGTAGAAGAATCTACCACAAATTCTATATCTGTCTTTACACAATAATCGGTTTAGCGTCTCCTGCATTTGCAGAAGCACCATCTAATACGAATATTGCTGGACCCTCGGCATCTGCGACTGGTAACGTAACCAACCAGGCAGTACAGGTGCTTCAGGGTCCTTTTTCTGTGAACACTTATGGTTCTGGTGTTTCTTGTCAGGGACCAACACTCAACCTACAGACCTTTGGATACAATAGTTTATCTGGTAGCACTGATCCAACAACTTATCAACAGAACTCACTAAACACTGGTTTATCGGCAGGTTTTTCCATTCCTCTTGATGGTTCATTTCAGGAACTCTGTAAAGCAAGAGTTCGTACAGAGATTACAAGACAACAAGCAGAAGCAGATAAAGCAAGACTTGACTTTGAGTTAGTCAGATTATTGAAGTGTGGTGAAGCAATGAAGAATGGGATTTCATTTCACCCAGAAAGTCCTTATGCAAAAATCTGTGCTGATGTTGTTGTGAAGTATCCAAGAGTACAGGATGTAGCAAATGGAAATCAAACCAATCCAAATAAGAAGTAATCCTCCACCGATTATTCCAACTATAGAACCTCCTGTGACTCGCAGAGCAGAACGTTCTGTGATACCTGAAATTGATATGCCCATCATTCATATGCCAGATACAACAATTAAGTATCCTGTGATTGATGTACCAACTCAAGAAGAGTTTGATGCTGCGGTCAGGGCAGAGCAGAAGAAACAACAGGAAGAGAAAGAAGAAAAGACTAGAGGACTTCCTGATGCTACCCCCACCCCCCAACTGCCTGCGGTTGTTCAAAATTCGCAGGATAATCGGATTATTTCCGATGATACCCCCACAAATACGAATAATTTAGGAGTGCCCGTCATTGAAGTACCAATCGTCGGAGAAGTCCCTATCCCACCTAAAGAGCAGGTTATTCTTGCTGGCACCACTGCTACTGCTTCTGTTGCTGCGGCTCTTGTTGGCAAATCTTTGGTGGAATGGATGGTAGGTAAAATGAAACCAATCGTTCAACAAATATTCGTAAGGGGTAAGAAACTCTTAAGCAGAGACCTTACCCCATATGAACTTCAAGTTTATTTTGCGTTTGAAAAAAGTCAGTCTCTTAAGAAAGTAAATAAGTTACTGAAGAAAGAACAGAAGAATCAAAAGAAAGAGCAATACAAAAAGTTTCACTCAAAGTAATTACTTCTTACGCTTCGCATCCAGTTCAGCAAAGTTCTTGACTTTTGTTCCACCATCATAATTCCAAGCATAACCTTCAGCAATCATCTGATTGTTCAGTGAAGTCTGCTCACCATTAATAAACAAGTGTCCGATGATGCGACCATACTTCTCTGTGGAGTCTGGAAGTTCGGTTTTGATAAGAATGTCTTTTGCGTTCTCACAACGCTTCTTCAACCATTCTTTTGATTCAAGTCCGTATTTCTTTTCGTTCGCATCAGCGGTACGACTTTCAGGAGTGTCCACACCAGCGAGGCGAATCCGTTTAGTAAGAGAAATATCGAACCCCAAATCAATATCAGCGTCAATAGTGTCTCCATCGACTACCTTATGGATTTCTCGAATACGATATATGTATGGATCTTGATTTGACATCAGAAAGGAAACTTAATACTCCCAGTATTTAGTTTAGGGATAGGTAGTTTCTCAAATGCTTTATTGACCTGCTTTTCTACAACGGCACCAACAAACTCTTCTGGGTTATCAAGAATCTTTTGTGCTTTTTGATAAGTCACATAAGCACCATAACAAAGTGCTCCACTAATTGCCAGACTCGTCGCTGACAGAATGATCGCTAGGTTCTTCATCTTTCATTTCCTCAAATGCTAGTTTCATTATTGAGTAAATTATATATGCTGTAAAAGTTAATCCACAGGAAAGAATAATAAAAACACCCCAAGGAAACTCGTGTGGCATCAGTATTTACCTTCTACACAATAGTCTGCTTTCTTATTTGGTGTATATTCTTTGTATCCGTCTTGTGGTTTCATCCATCCACATCCAATCAACCATTCTGCTGTCATTGGTGTAGGACGAACATGTTCCCAGAGCGGTCCTTTAGCACACATTTCTAGATGCTTTACAGTCTGCCCCGACTGTTCTTCTGCCCAGTTCGCATCTGCTTCCCAAGGCACAGCACGACTCATTCCCATTGATTCATAAGACAATCTTGTGGTTTTCATTACCCAAGATGGAATCTCTGAGTCCTGATGTACTTGTGCCATGAATGAAGTTTTTAATCCACCACCCATACAATCCTGAACGACATGCCACCCTTCATGCCTTAAAGTTCCAAGAAACTCCCTAGGATCTTTTAGAAGTTCTTCGTTGATAAAGAAACGATTATATTCTGGTTTGTATAAACCTATCGTTCTTGGCGTGAAGTATCTACTTGGACCAACATAAACTGGAACATTCAGTTTATTTAATGCTACCAGAATAGATTTGATTTCTGTTCTGAAGTTGTCAAACTCTTTACCAGATAAAAACGTAGATTCTGGTGTAAGTTGTTCTACTCCATCTGTACATTCTCTGAGTATCATACAACCCATTGCTGCAAGGCTGTATGCTGGAACTGTTGGTTGTTTCTTTTCTATAGAATTAGCAAATGCAGGAAATGCTAAAGTTAATGATAAACCGAATGCTGTAAGGAGTTTTTTCATCCTCGCCCCTCTTGTTTATGAATCCAAACTTTCAAATCTTTTACATACTTTCTTAATATTTCTGCTTGTGATAAGTGCCAGTCATCTCCTGTTTTAATATGTGCCTTGATGTGTTCATCAATCGCATCAAGGCACTTCTTAATTACAGGATTCCAAGGTTCCCGAATTGGAGTATTCCACTCTCTTGGCATAATACCTCAAAGTTCATTTTTTCTTACCACCATTCTTTGCTTTTTTTGCAGTCGCATTACCCTGGTTCTGCTTGGATTGTTTACCTCCAGCAGAACCTTTCTTACCTTTGTTAGCAGACTTTGCCATTATACCCTCAGGTGCGTGGTTGAACTTGACCCTCTTCAAGAGCTTCAACTCTTTCTTCAAGAGATGGTGCTACTGCTTCAGGGGCAGGTGGTTCTGGTGGAGTTTCTACAACTACTTCTTCTCTGCGTGGTTCTTCCTTCTTTTCTTCATCTTCCCCACCTTTCTTCATGGTATTAATACCAAAAGTAGCGGCAGAAGCAGTAAATACGGTAGCAATGAAGGTAGGATCCATTTTGGACAGCATACCAGCATAGCTAGCAGTCAGAAGAGCGGCAGACCAACTCAGAATAGCAATACGAATCACTTGTCCCATAGCTTTTTCCTTAGTGTTTCCCATCAGTCCGTGTGATGAAGTCTGTCTTATTTAGGTTTTTAAAATCTAAATTTGACTTTTCCAGCAATAGAGTTGTTGGTGACTCCGTTATTCACACCATGAGATGCTTCAACAATTAACATCTCTTTATAATCAACTTCTGCGGTAACTCCATAAGAGTTATCAGTACCATAAGCACCCTCTACACTGACTCCAAACAGATCTTTTTTCTTACCACCAAAACGAGTTTCTAGTTTGAGTCCTGCTTCTCCAACGTGAGTTGTATTATCAACTGCTGCTACATTTCTAGCAGATTCTGGCGAACCCGTTTCGGTATATGCATTTCTCTTTACATTCTGAATTGTATAACCAACAAATGGTTTTACTGCCTTGTGAAGATGCCAGTATAAACGATTAGATACCCACCACTCAGAACCAGTTGTTTCACCAGCATTATTAAATACACCTTCTACATTTCTATTGTACTTATAATTACTGTTTGCAATCGCAGCATTAGTATTCAGAGTGAGAGTATTTCCTCTGAGTTCACTGAATACACCGAAGTGGTCTTTGTTCTGTTGTGTATTTGAATCAACACCATTGAGGTTTACGTTAACTCTATTGTACTGACCACCAAGAGTCCAGCCTTTGGTTACATCAACCTCAAAACCACCACCGAAGATCTTAGAATCAGCAGTATACCCATCAGCATTGTATGACTGAACGAATCTATTGTTCTCAAATACTCTCAATCTTTGCTTACCAGCAGTTGGTTCGTGATTCAGAAGTCCATTGATACCATCATTGACTCCATCAAGAACTTCTAACTGGTCAATGCGTCCAAAGTAATCTCTAGAAGCATAAGCAACATCAACAGTTGCAGGACCAGTTGTAACTACAGTAGGGGAACCATTGGGGTAGACCTTTGTGTAAACTGGGGTGGTCGTAGTTGTGGTAGTTGTATAAGCATTAACTTTTTGTCTTCCACCACTTTCCGATGCTGTGTGCTGAACTGAAGAAACAGCGGCAACATCATAGGTTCTTGTCTTTACCCAATCAATTACGTTTGTTTGAGTAATAACAGTTGTTCCAGCATTATCATCGGTGGTGACTGATGTTACAACTGGGGTACCATTTGTAGTAGTGGTAGATCCATCACTCCAGGTTGTAACTGTTACTGGAGTTGTTGTGGTAGTAACTGTGGTTGTTGGAATGGTTGTTACAGCACTATCAGTATAGTGAGTTTCTGTTTGATTTCCATTCGCATCAGTACCCATTACGTGTCTATGTGGATTTCCAGTTACAGTTCTGGTTCCATAAGTTGTTGATGTAGTTACAATATCAGAACCAGCAGCAGTTGACGTGACAGTTGGTGCTGATGGTCCAGCAATAATGGCACTTGTGAGAGTTACTGTACCAGTTTGGATTGTTGGGTGTGCTGGATCCCAGTTTGCTGTTGGATATTGAATAGGATTATAAGTAAACTGATAATCGCCAGCAGAAAGACCAGTGAATGTTACACCTTGCCAACTATAACTTGTGCAAGAATTATAAACACATCCCGAGTTACCAGCAACATATGGGACAAGAGATGTTCCATCACTCATAAAATAGTTTGTTCCAGAAACAAGACCTGTAGGCATCGTGTTCTGAATTAAGGTCCAGTTGACTGTTGATGGTGCAAAATTCGTTCCGTTTACACCTTGCAAAGTCATAGTACCTTCAGTAAAGGTGGTTCCAGGATGCCAGTTACCATACCAAAAGGTAACTGTTCCATTCCCCGAACCAACATATCCAATAGAGTTGGTGTGAGACAATGCTGCTGTTGGCACTCCAAGAAGAAGCGCAGACGCTGCAGCCAGCGCCTTTTGCGTGTTAGTAGACATAAAAATAAGGTGAGTTGGTGTGGTAGAAAATTTCTATGAACTACCAAACACAACTCACCTTGGTGTGGGTCTGAGTCGTTTTCAACTCAATGGTTGAAACTATTTATCTCAATCTTCAGTTTGTTCCGATTCCTCTTCAGTTTGTTCTGGTTCATCTTCAGTTTGTTCTGGTTCATCTTCAGTTGGAATTGAAACTCCAATTTGTTGGAGATATTCAATTGCTCCCTGAACCTTTAAAAATAAATCTCTTTTTGCCGAGGATTGTGATTGCAAGTTTGCCAAATCAGAGCTCAATTGTTTTGCCTGATTTACCAGGTTTTGCATATGCACTTTTTGTTCTTCTGTAGCCATTTTTTTATTATCGATAATTTAAAATTATAACACATTATTTAGAATGTTTTCAAATAATATTAAAGTTCGGAATTCACCCCTTCTTCCAGGATTCACCTTCTGCCTTTCTTCTACGCGCAAGACCCGCTTCTACATTTGAACCAGGATTGCGATAGAGATAAAGAGCTTCAGGAACTAAGTCCCACTCTTTATTTTTCAGGCGTTTAGTAATAGTATTAAAGTTATCACCACCGTAAAAACCGGCACCAAGATTATAAGCAAAGCTGAGCAGAGCGCCTCTTTTTCCATCTGACATTTCATTCCAATGTGGGATTTTGCGTAGTGCAGGAAGAAACTCCTTCTTACATTGTTCAATCAGAAGTGCATCTGCTTCCTGTTGAGTGAGTGTGTCACCCAACTTAAAAGGTGATCCATCTTTTTTGCGAGTAGATCCCCAACCAATTGTGATTGGAAGTCCACCAGTTAGGGGATCTGGATATGCCTTAAGATGGCACCCCTCAAACTCTTTGATCAACTTGATGCCCATTTGTGGGACATCATCACCACCAGTTACAGGAGCTGCAGCAGCGGCAGGGGCTGGTGCAGCACTAGTCTTTTTTCCGCGATAAATTTCTGCCCAATCCACATTGTCCTCAAGGAACTTAACTGGGAGATTATCTTCTAACCACTGAACTGCCTTGACGTGATTAGGATTTCTTTCATCATAGAATTGAAAGAAGTTATGTAGATCAACTCTTGCCATTTGGTCCTCCGAAATACTTTTGAAAAAGGTCGTTTGCTTCTTTATGTTTCCCGTTATTTGTAAGATCCTTAATAACCTTAAGCATCTTTCTCTTGAAATTAATCGAAGATTCTTCCCCAGCCATCGTTACCTCCTGGGCACCAGCGATGCTTAAGAACTGCTTTGGTGTAAATGGTCTTCTTGCCATTTGTCACTGGACCAGTATAGTTATCGTTGAGTGAACCATATGGATCATTGACATAATATCCCTTACCATCTGGAGTCTTACCAATGACTACACACATGTGCCCACCAGTAGGAGCAGATAAAGAACCACGATGCAGGATACCAATAACAACAGGTTTCCCAGCATCAAGACTCTTATCAATGTCAGCAAAAGAAAGATTATAGCTAAAGTGTGACTTAACTCCATAACCTGCGAGAACTTTTGTCTGTACTGCATGGTCAGTAGTGTCACCAATCGCAAATACTTTCTTGACATATTCATCGTCGCCTTTGATGCTTCCTGGCTTGAGGAAAGCAAGGCACATAGCGCACGATGAACTGTTACAAGTTCTATGTGCATCTCTATAGTTGTCTACTTGATTGAAATATGGAACAGCAAGAACTTCAGGAGTTGGTGGTTTCGTTCTGAACATTCCAATCCAGTCAGTTTCTGCATCATCCAAAAATTCAGCAGGAAGGTTATCCTCTAACCATTGCACTGCTGCTACGTGATTTGAATTTTTTTCGTCGTAAAACTTAAAAAAGTTATGAAGATCTAAGGTCATCTCCCTCTCCTATGAACTCTAATGAGAAAATATCATGATCTGGAATATTCGGATTCAACCATTCACTAAATTCAGATTGAATCGCATGGGCATTTTCAATATTTTCTTCACAGAGAGTATGAATGCGGTCAACTGCCCAATCATGAGTTGTCTGAAGAGTCTCTTCCAAAGTTACCATAATCTTTTCGCATATAGCGTCCTAGAATATTGCTATTGTAGTACGCTGGTTCACCAGAGTCAAGAGCCTCCGTCAACACATTATTTAGAAAAAGTTGTTTTGTTTCTTCATAATTACACTCACCTTTGGTCTTATGAAGACTCAAAATTACTCTACTAAATCTTTCCTTCCCCCAAAGGTCAACGTCCCTTTTGAGTTCTGGGCAAGATCCGTAATACCTTTTCCAGTCAGATTCCATCTTAGTTCGTCTACTCTTTCCTCCTTGCTTGCGGAAAGACCAGAAATATTTTCGACCAATATAACTACGACCAGTTTCGTTGCAATGAATATGATATACAAAACCAAAATTATCTTGAATATCAGAAGACTCAAAAATTTCCCCATTGAATCTCCA